ACGAGATCCGCTGTAATAAACCATGTTATACATATTCCTAATATTTTTTTTTATTCTAAATATTTAAATATTTAAATATAAAACCGCCGGCTGTTTTTTGTTTTTCTTTCAAAGCACTTTTAAGAGAAGTCAGACATATTTGTAATTTGCTACTTGCTTCCTTAATAGAATTGAATTTCGCGATTTCATTCATTCCTAAATCATATTGAATAATTTTTCTCGTATATAATTTTATCAATCCAATTTTATGATTATGGATATTATTTTCAGCACAAGTTACCCATTCTAAATTAGACGACGCGTTATTTGTTTTACACCCATCGATATGATTTACAAAAGGTTTGTTTTCTAAATTAGCTACAAACGTTTGACAAACTAATCTATGAAGAGGGTATTTTTTTATATTTACTCTTACATTTATATAACCACTATGATGTGGTTTATAATCTTTCATAACTATTCCTTTTTTATTTTTAAATCTTCCTAAATTAGAGACAAAATATCCATCCGTATTTTCATTTTCTATATGTACTTGTTTCCATATTTCATTTTCTAAAGTTTCGCATTCTTTGCAGACTTCCCATTTGAAGCCAAACGAAGTTTCATAGGTTCCACGGGAAGCGCAACTTATTCCTGAACGAATGGTACTAAATTTATTACCATATTTATTTTCAATAATCCATTGTGCTGCTTCATTGATTGAAACATATTTTTGTAATTTTGACCCAGTTTTAACATCAATTCTCCAAACAGGCAAGTTTTGATTAGTGGTTTGTTTTACACCATTACTTCTGTGAATGCTATTTTCTAAATTAGTTACCCATTCTAAATTTTCTAATTTATTATTTAATCCATTTTTATCTTTGTGATTTACTTGTGGTTTGTTTTCTGGATTTTCTATAAATACACTTGCAACCAATCTATGAACGAAACATGTTTTTCTTTTGTTATCGTGCAAACTAACTGTTGAATATCCACCACTATTACATGGTCGCAATATTCTACCGGTAATTTTATTTTTCACATTCCCAAATGTAGAAACCTCATATTTTTCAAACCCAACAACATTCTTCCATACTTCCCATTTATCCATATATTGGCATGTTGTTTTATTTTTAAGCTGTTTCCTAAATATTATGTATTAACCAGCTTAAAGCCAACTGAAGATATTAAATAGAGGCGAATGTCAGAACCGAAAAATATACTGCACGACGACGACGTTATTAAAACCGATGAAGGTCTTGTGTTTAATCCGTACAATCCATTGAATGTAGAGATTAAATTGTGCGATGTACAATCTATTCTTACTAAATACGGGGTTCCAGGTATTGTTCATAATATGAATCTTTACAAGCGCGCATTTGTCCACCGCTCTTATACAAAGCGCCCAGGTTTTGAAAATCTTGCACAAAACATTACAATTGTTCCAAAGCCGGACGACTGCTTACCACTTAGTACGAAATCAAATGAACGCCTTGAATTTTTAGGCGATGGTATTTTGGAACTTGTCACTAAATATTATTTGTATAGGAGGTTTCCTAAAGAGAATGAAGGTTTCATGACAGAAAAAAAAATTGCTATTGTAAAAAATGAAGCTATTGGTAAAATTGCGATGGAAATGCGTCTTAATAAATGGCTTATTTTGTCAAAACACGCGGAGGAAAAAAAGATACGTACTAATTTGAAGAAACTAGGCTGCTTATTTGAGTCTTTTTTGGGTGCTCTGTTTTTAGATTTTAATAAAATTAGTGTAAAAGACGAAGATGGGTGGTTTACAAATGTATTTGTTACTGGTCCCGGCTTTCAAATGGCTCAGAAATTTGTTGAGAATATTTTTGAAAAGCACATCGATTGGATTGCATTAATTCAAAATGACGATAATTATAAAAATATTCTTCAAGTCAAAATACAAAAAGAATTCAAGGTTACACCGCACTATTTGGAGATTGAACACGACGCGGAACTGGGTTACAAGATGGGTGTCTACTTGTGCTTAGGCCAACAAGTTCATAATTTAACGTGTAGCGAGGCTCTAACTTTAGGAAGAAATAATCTGAATACATTCAAAGACGTGCAAGATTACGTTGCACTGAACGAAAAAATATTTTTGTTTCTCGGAGAAGGCCAACATAAAATTAAACGCAAAGCAGAACAAGAGGCTTGCTTCGAAGCTTTGAAACTTATTGAAAAATTATTATAAATATTTGCACTATTGCACAAAATGTCTAAACTTGTAAAAGTTTTATATATTTATTTTATATAAGTATCACAAATGAATCCTTTAGATAAATTGAAAGATAAATTAAAAGTCAAACCAACATTAGAAGAGCGAGAACCAGTAAAGGTTGTAATAGGTGCACCTAAACCTGAAGAATTAACTATACGAAATGTTGATGTTCGCGAAGATATTGATAAAAGTTATAATAGAGATGCACTAAACGAAAGGTTAAGAAGGAGCGGACTCGTAAAAGTAGTTAAAAAAATGCCCACAGGTGAACTTGAACCTGCTGAAAAGCCATCTCTCGCGCCAGCTTTTACATCACAGAAGAAAGCTAAAAAAATTCCTCAGAAACTAAAGTTATTAATAGAAGAGGAAGAAGACGAAGCTAAAGAAGAAGCTGTTGTTTTACCTAAAAAACGAGGTAGACGCACTGAAAGAGTTCAAAAGGGAGTTGCCATATTAGGTCCAGAAGAATATGTACGAATTGGGGATGTACCAATTACTGATCGTATCCATCAAAAATTAGCTCCGGTTAACTACAAGGTTTCAAGCTACTATATGAACAACAGAGAAATATTTGTGAACTTTATTAACTCGCTCTTTGAACCTTATAAACAAGAGCTAGAAAGTGATAGCGCCGACATAAGTTGCGATACTATTGGTAGAACATCTGAAACTTTTTCTCTCCTTACTCATCAAAAGATTGTCAGAGATTATATAAATTTATACACGCCATATCGTGGCCTACTTTTATTTCATGGCCTAGGCAGTGGTAAAACAGCAAGTAGTATTGCAATTGCAGAAGGAATGAAAAACAATAAAAAAATTATTATAATGACTCCAGCATCTTTACGTAGGAATTACATGGAAGAACTGAAAAAAGCGGGTGATTTTATGTATAAAAAAAACCAGTTTTGGTCGTGGATTTCTACTGATACAGCTCAGCAAGAAGTAATAGAAACATTATCCGCTATTTTAAATCTTCCGCTTGAATATATTAGAAGAAAACACGGAGCATGGTTGATAAATATAAAACAACCACCAAATTATGCAACTCTCTCTAGCCAAGATAAAAAAAGTCTTGACGATCAAATTGATGAAATGATACAAACAAAATACACTTTTATTAATTATAACGGATTGCGTTCTAATCGGCTTAAAGAACTGACAAATGATTATGAGAAAAATTTATTTGATAATGCGGTTGTTATTATCGACGAAGCACATAATTTTATTAGTAGAATTGTGAATAAACTGGGTAAAGAAAAAGAAATTAAAACAGATGATCGCGGAGAGAAAGAACATCTTCCCAGAGCGCTTTCATTAAAATTATATCATTACCTGCAAGATGCCAAAAATGCTAAGGTTGTTTTATTGACCGGTACACCAATTATTAATTACCCTAATGAAATAGGGGTTCTATTCAATATTTTACGCGGATATATAAAAACATGGGAAATTCAACTCGATGTTAAAACGAATAAAAAAATAACAACGGAGTCCTTAAGGGAGCTTCTTTTGAGGGATAAAGTACTCGATTATTTGGAATATTCCCCTACTAGTCGAAAACTTAATATAACACGTAATCCTCTTGGTTTTAAAAATAAAATCAAAGAATCTTCGGGATATTTAGGTGTAACTAATGAGAAAAAAACCGAATCTGGTAAAAATATTTTGGAAACAGACTTTGTCTCCGACGATGATTTTGAGAGAAAACTTATTGGTTATTTGAGAAAAAATGATATCGATGTAGTACCGAATAGTTTGAAAATTCATAATTATACTGCCTTACCAGATAAATTAGATTCATTTTTAACAAGATTTATCGATCCTGTCACAAAAAATGTTAAAAACATTGAATCGTTCAAACGACGCATCGTAGGCATGACTTCTTATTTTAGAAGTGCGCAAGAAGATTTACTTCCTAGATATGAAAAAACCCCTGAATATTATCACATTATTAAAATTCCTATGAGTGAGTATCAATTTAAAGTTTATGAAGCTGCTCGTAAAGAAGAAAGAAAAATGGAGAAAAATTCAAAGAAAAAACAAGGCACTTTTGATAAAGATGGTGTTTACAAAGATGCAACATCAACTTACAGGATCTTTTCACGCTTATTTTGCAATTTTGTAATGCCGACACCTCCTGGTCGTCCGATGCCGAGAGACGTTGGCGAGTCCCAAGATTTGGGAGAATTAATAAAAGATGCTGATAAAGAAGAAACAAAACAAGATTTGGACACTGAAAATGAAGGTGAATTGGAAGGCGATGTTGCATTGAATGCAATCGGCGATTCGACCTACCTACAAAGAATTGAGACCGCTATTCAAGATATTCGCGATAATGCAGATGTATTTTTAAGCCCAGATAATCCAGAAGGCCTTCAAAAATATAGTCCTAAATTTTTACACATTCTCGATAATATTAAAGATCCAAAATATGAAGGTTTACATTTAGTATACAGCCAATTTCGTACTTTAGAAGGAATTGGACTTTTTACAATGGTTCTAGAAGCAAATGGATTCGCGCAATTTAAAATTGTAAAAAGCACTACAGGGGTTTGGGAAATTAGAATGAAAGAAGAGGATTTGGGAAAACCAACTTTTGCATTATACACCGGAACAGAAACAGCCGAGGAAAAAGAAATTATGAGAAACATATACAATGGCGACTGGGATTCTATACCTACCAACATAGCTGGTCAATTACGTGAAATAGCAAATAATAATAATACGGGAGAAATCATCAAAGTATTTATGATTACTTCTTCCGGATCAGAAGGAATTAACTTGAGAAATACAAGGTATGTTCACATCATGGAACCTTATTGGCACCCAGTTCGCACGGAACAAGTTATTGGTCGCGCTCGCCGTATTTGCAGTCATAAAGATTTGGATCCAGCGTTACAATCTGTTGAAGTATTTATTTATTTAATGACATTCACACCGGAACAAATTAAAAGTGGTGATTCTATTGAATTAAAATTGAAAGATCTCAGTAAAAGAGAGCCAAAAGTACCTCTAACTAGCGATGAAGCTCTTTACGAAATATCTTCAATAAAAGAAGAAGTAAATACACAATTAATAAATGCCGTTAAAGAATCAGCTATTGATTGTGCTATTTATTCTAAAAACTCACAAGAAGGATTACATTGCTTGAATTTTGGCGAACCTTCCAATAGCAAATTTGCTTATAATCCTTCAATTTCTTCAGATCAGACAGATGTTGTTGCAACCCTCAATAAGAAAAAAATAGAATGGACAGCCAAACCTGTTCGCATTTATGGTGTTGAATATGCCGCTCGTAAAATGAGCGAAAAACTTTATAATATTTATGACTTGAATAGTTATCAGAGCGCTATGAGAAGTGGCGATAATCCTATTTTAGTGGGAACGCTAGAAACTAATTCTAAGGGGGAACGGGTTTTTAAGACATTGGTTGAATAACAAATCAAAACAAAAGACGTTATATCGCATTCTTTATACTTTTGCAAAATATGATAATTGTTATTAAAGAAAATATCGTTGCGCATCTTCTAACTTTTCTGTATTCTTCTATATAATAACCATTTCGCCCGGTTTTTCTCCAATAATCAATTACTCTTGGAATACGATTTTCTTTATATGACCTGTAAAGAACTAGTGTGCTTAAGGTGAGAATTATATCTAATTCGCTATTGAAATTATTAACAATGATATTTTTAAAATTCATATTGGGTTTGATTTCAAAATTTTGCAAATCGTCAAGGAAGCTGTCACCTAGAGCCGTGTTGTAATAAGCAACGCTTAAAACCCCTGAAATTATCCCTTGAATTCTTAGCTCTTCAACGAGCCCCCAAATTTTTTCGCGATTTGTGATTTCTTTCATATTTTCTTCGTCACCATGTTTTTCAATAACATATCCGCGTATAGGATTTGAAATCATATCCCATGATACTTCACCATCGTCCCACGTTTCTTCGTAAATAAATGGTTTTTCAAGGGGTATTGCGAGATTAGCATTACTATTTTTTTTTATTTTATTTGCTTGGTTAATGTGTTTGCAGGGTATCAATCCAAATGCTGAAAAGGTAAGCAAAAACAACGTGATAATTATTGTTTGATACATTTGTTTCATCCTTGGTTGATGTGTCTTCTTGTTTATCTATATATTTAAAGATGTTTTTTTCAATCAATTTTTTGTATAAAGTTTAATTTTCATGTTTTGATAGATTCGTCAGTTTTTCAATCATGGCAAAAATGATGTCTATTTTCTTTTCTAGATTATCGATTTTTTCTTCTAGATGGATTTTCTTACTATCGGCTCCAGGTTCTGTAATTTTTAATTTCAATCCCGGTACAATTTGGGGTTCTGTATCTTCAAAATTTTCTGCCCAGCTTATGTGTTTGGTTCGCATTTGAGGTTTTGGTAAGTCGTAATCTTGAATTTTTATATTTTGCATAGCTAATTCTTTTTCTTTTGTTTTTTCAACTCTTAGAGATGTTTCACTGCTCTGGATCCAACTATTAACATTTTCTTTGTTATAACTACTGGTAATTTTTTGCATCTCTAAATTTCTCTCTGCTATCGTTTTCTTTATTATAGAATCAAGCTCACCTATAGGTTCATCCTTTGCATTATCTGCAAAGATAGGTGTTTCTATAGCAGGAAGAGCCATGGCTTTTGTAAATTCTTCTTGTTTCTGTAATAAATTTCTCTCAAAAGCATTTACTCTGCTTGCTTGTATTTCTTCTGCTGTAATAAGATTTTCCTTTACATTTTCGTGTATCGCTATTTGTTTTGGTTTTGGAAAAGTTTGAGACAAAATATTGATGATAACCGAAATAAATTTTTTATTTATACCTATCAAATCTTTATGAAGAGATTTTTCTTTATCATAAAATTGTTGTGCTACTTTTAAAAAAATTTGATTTATTAATGTAATTTCTTCTCTATTTTTATTTATGATTATATCTTCGTCGAGTATTACTTCCCAAAGCATTTTAATATTTTTATCGCTTAAAAACCCCTTTGAAGTTTCAATCGACATTTCAATTTAACGTATATAAATAATGTATTTGTATTTATATACTTTTTTCCACTTTTGAGAAAAGTGGAGCAAAATTCTAGTTATCCACTTTTACAAAAGTAGAGCAAAATTCTAGTTATCCACTTTTACAAAAGTAGAGCAAAATTCTAGTTATCCACTTTTGAGAAAAGTGGAGCAAAATTCTAGTTATCCACTTTTACAAAAGTAGAGCAAAATTCTATAATTCAATAACGACGTTTTGTTTTTCTGTGCCTTCTTCTGGATTTTCTACTTTTTTTCTTATTTTGTTTTTTTCCTCCACGTAATCCATCTAACCAACTTGATAATTTTTTAAGTAAAGTACTCTGGTTAATCATTTCATCATAAGAATTTGAACCAAATGTTATTAACGTTATTTTACTACCATCAGTAACACGCAATGCATTAAAAGATACCGAAGATTCGGTTTGGCTCATCGCGTAAAATTTATATCCGTCAATCTGTATCTCTTTATTTATTAGCATATTAAGTAATTTATTATTGTCTTCAATATCACTGGTTTTATTTTCTGACCACCATTTTTGTAATTTTTGTAAAATAGTAGCTTCCTCTATTTTTTGCATTTCACTTATTATTTTTTGAATAATTTTTCGTTTGTAATCTTCTACGTTTTGTTCAAATTCTGACATTTCTAGTTATATTATAAAAATAAAAATATATTTTTTTTTGAATTACAAATCTTCATTAAAATACACTTTTCGGAATTTTTCCATGTATTCATCCTTCAAGACATGTGTTTTCAAGTAGTGCCCATTTATTTTGTCTTCTAACATATGAACAATAAAATACAAACTATAAATACCACATTCCGTATCTCCATATTGATGCTCTACTGGATAATTTTGATCAAATTCAAAGTCTATTCTTGGTTTTAACGTTTTACCCTGTTCAACTACTTTATCTACAAATGTTTTAATTCTCGCAGGGATTTCATCTCCAGCGCTATCAAAGTAAAATATTTTTTTACGTTTCATGTTTACAAACAAACTCACCCAATGACTACCGCCTAAATAATGAGGGTCTGTGTTAAATATCACACCTATTTTTGTTTTTCCATTTTTGATTTGCTCCTTTAAATTAAAATTGCATAATTCATTCCAAACGCATTCTCCATACATTTTTTTTGCATCATAATCGATAGGAGATGGTCCTATGAAATCAAAGCATTTGTATGCTTTTTCATATTGTTTCATTACGTCTAATATATCTACGCTTGATAACCATTCATTGGGGTTTTTTTTCCATTCACTTGGTGATTTTGGAGCAAAAGCCTCTGCTAATTCTTTTTTTGTTTTTGCATTTCCAACAAAATTTTGTTTTAACCAACACGATTCTTTATTACAAACACTTCCCATATTTTTTTTCAAAATTTCCCATATTTCTTTTGCATCATTTGTTTTTATCTCTACGTCTGGGTGTCTAGCATTCCACATATCTCTTAATTTATACAAATCGGTACTTGAAAAACAGGTAAAATTATTTAAATTTTTATTATTTTTATGAGTAGGACTACATCGCAATTTTTTCATGTCCCCTGAGTTTTTACTAAATTTTTGTTTTCTTGTTAATTTGGATTTTACTCGCATTTTAGTGCCCACATATTTTCTTGTGTTTTTCATTTTATTTTAATTTATCTTAATATTATCTGATATTTTCTTTTTACCCAGTTTTTTATTGCTTCTTCTCTTTTTCTCTTTTTTTATCTTTTTCTTCTTTTTTGATAATTCCTTTTTTTTTCAATACCGGATCCGTTAGGTCAACATTTTTTTGCTTTGGAATAATTGGCTCTTCGGGTTTTTTTGTAAATGTTTTTTTAACAAATTTATCTAATGGATTTTCAATTTTAACGCTACGCATTAGTAGTTTATCTAATTTATCTATTTCTTCTTGTGATTGGCTAGATGCATGCAATTGGTTTGCGGTTTCTGTTTCCATATTATCATATTCTTTTTGAAGAATATCATTGTTGTCTAAAGATTTAAAATATTCTACGCATGTTTTGATATAAATATCAAATGCATATTTAACGTCGGGCAATATTTTTTCTCCATGAAAACTGGGTTTAGATAGCAAATCTTTCGTTAAATCAACTATACGTTTTTTGTAAAATCTTTTATCTTGACGTCCGACACATCTAGATATTTTATTTTGGACAGATTTATTATATTGTTCTTTATTCATTAAACAATCTAACGTTATTTGATTTATTAAATTTTCAGACATGATTTCTCTTTATATGTATATGTATATGTAAAAATATTATTTTTTACACATACCTAATTGCAACCCTCATTTTTTATATCTTTTACAGGAGCTCTTGTTGAATTTAAAAATATTCCTGGTGCTAAATCATTTGGGTTTGGATTAAAAGAATCAAAAGTTTCTTCTTTGAATAAACCAGAAAATGGTTGATGCTGTTGATGACTAGGGCGAAGATTGTATTGATACAAGTCACTTGTACTATTTGGAACATAAACAGCTTGGCTACATTTTTGTAAGGCAAAAATCTGGTTTCTTAATTCTGATTCCACGTTTATATTTGATGAAAATCCAGACCATGGTGATTCAGTGTTTCCAGGATTAAAAATCCCGTTTGTCTCGAAGGTAGGATATTGTACAAGATGAACAGAGTTTTGCTTTCTAGGATCTACAATAGGCATTAAAGAATATTTTGTTGAAACGGAACGAGGAGTAAAATAAGGTTGAAGTACCTGTGATGGTATATTTCTATTATAAATTCGTGAATTTGTTTCATCATGAATTTTTGATACAGCATTATTATTGCAATCCAAATTATTCATCTAATATACATTAATAAAACAATAAAATTTATTCTTTTAACTTTTTATTTTTGTAACTTTTTATTTTTATTACTTTTTATTTTTGTAACTTTTTATTTTTGTTACTTTATGTTTTTATGAGTTTTTATTTATTGAATTTTATTTATGAAAGCTATATAAAGAAACAAATCAATATTAGATAAGCTATAAATGTGTGGAATATTTTCTATTTTAAATAATGATAACAATTTTTCAAATAACTTCATAAATACTCAGTTTAATAAAGGAAAACATAGAGGACCAGAATTTTCTAAATTAATCAATGGTGGAATCAAATTGAAATTAGGATTTCATCGTCTTGCAATTAACGGCCTGAACAATGAATCTAACCAGCCTATTGAGATCGGTGACATTACCCTTATATGCAACGGGGAAATTTATAACTATAAAGAATTATATGCTTTCATGAATATCAAACCTACAACTGAATCTGATTGTGAGGTTATTATTCATCTCTATAAAAAATATGGAATTGAGCATACATTGCAAATGTTGGATGGTGTTTTTGCATTTATTCTTTGTGATAATTCATTAACACATCCGAGTAAATTATATATTGCCAGAGATCCTTACGGAGTTAGACCTTTGTATGTTCTAAAAAGTTCTAATATAGACAATAGAATTTATGCATTTGCATCTGAATTAAAATGTTTGACTAAATTTCAAACACTTGATAATAATTATTTTATAGAACATTTTCAACCAGGAAGTTATTCTTATTATGAATTACCATTCTCAGTACTGGCATACTGGAATATTATACAAGAATATCAATCGTATCATTCTACTGGATTTGATAGTATTACAATTTATAAAAATGTAAAGGAATCTTCGTCCCATCATGAAATTGTAGAAGGAATTCAAAAATATTTTATAAAGGCTGTTGAAAAACGTTGTTTGACTACTGAAAGACCAATTGCATGTCTTTTGTCAGGTGGTCTCGATAGCAGTCTTGTTACTGCACTCGTAAATGATTTTCGAAAAAAAAATTTCCCACATTTAGAGCCACTAGAAACGTATAGTATTGGATTGGCTGGTTCTGAAGATTTAAAATATGCCAAAATTGTAGCAGAATATTTGGGAACAAAACATACAGAAATTATTTTTACAGAAAAAGATTTTATTGATGCAATACCCGAGGTTATTTGGGCAATAGAAAGTTATGATACAACATCTGTTCGTGCAAGTATAGGCAATTATTTGCTAGGAAAATACATTTCTGAAAATAGTGATGCAAAAGTTATTCTTAACGGGGATGGGTCTGATGAATTATGTGGTGGGTACTTGTACATGCATAAATGTCCTGATGCATTGGAATTTGATCGTGAAACCCGGCGTCTTTTGAAAGATATACATAAATATGATGTTTTGCGTTCTGATAAATGTATTTCTTCTCATGGTCTTGAGCCACGAACGCCCTTTTTAGATAGATCTTGGGTTCAATATTATCTTTCTATCGATCCGAGAGTTAGATATCACCCAGGAAATAAACAATGTGAAAAATATTTATTGCGTTCGGCTTTTGCAGGTGGAAATTATTTTAATCACGAACACAAACCACTATTGCCTGATTCTATCTTGTGGAGAAAAAAAGAAGCTTTTAGTGATGGTGTTACTAGATCAACCAGATCACTATATCAAATTATTGAAGAATGTATTAGTAGTTTTCCTACTATCGAAATTAAAAATACATCAAAAACAGAAAAATTAACAAAAGAGCAAGAGTATTACAGGAACATATTTAAAAAATATTATCCACACGCGTTAGATGTCGTTCCGTATTATTGGATGCCTAAATATGTTAATGCAACAGATGCAAGTGCACGAACTTTAGATTTTTATAATGAAATAAATAACGATGAAAATTATGTTATTGAATAGAATATAATATTTTGATAAAATATACTATGGATTATCGCGAAACATTTGACAAATTTCATTATTATGCGTTTGAATTCTTATCGATAGGGTTTTTCATATTATATGCTGTTATTTTTGTGGGATTAATTAAAAGTGAACCAGAATATCTTTTGAAATTAAATGGATATCTTAAAATCTATATCTGCTTGTATCTAATTTATAGATTTAATCCTCTTAGAAAAAATATAAAATTTACTAAAATGGATTCTAGTATTGCATTTCATGCTGGTGTATATATATTAGCTACAACCGCATTTAGTAATGCCATTTTATACTATTTAAAAAATATAAAATCAAATATAACATCACAATTTCAACATGCTATCGCATTTTAAGTGTTTTAGCTTTTCCTGATAATTTTTTTTTGTATGTATGATTTTTATTTGGCAATACTTCTTTCCAATGTTTATTGAAAAATGTTTGCAAATGGAACATGATTTTTTTTGTAACTATTTTGTCAATATCATATTCACCATCTATTTTTTCAGTAAATGAATAAGCGTATTGCTTCATATAATTTTTCATATATTCTTTGAAAACGAGATTATTTTTAATAATTTTTTCCCCCAACTCGCACGTTGAAAAACGAAAAATCATTTCTTCAAAAGATAAATCATAAACATACGGGTTGACTTTTATATAATATATATTTTTCCCACTCATTTCTGGGTACAAAATATCATCTAAAAAACATATTTCTGCATTGGCTGGTAATTTGCTACATTTGAGCAAATCGTGTATCGTTTTTTCGTGACATGTTCTACATGTTTCATATCTTTTTCCATTTATTTTAAAAGCTCCGATGATTTGATCAAATAAAGGATAGTTTATCTTGTTTTCAAAATATTTTTTAATATAGTTTGCCCACTCGTGTTTTTCACATTGATTATTTGTATATATTAAAATCGAATCACATGCCTTTGTTTGTTTCTTATACTTTAAATAATTTAGTATTAATAATATATTTGGTCTTATAAATTCTTCGAATAAATCTAGTATTTCATTGAAATCCTCTTGCGTCAAATGATAATTTATTTTTTCTGTTTTGATAAATGAATTTAACGCATCCCAAAATATACTGAATTCAACGAAATAACCCAAGGTTTCATCTAAATCAAAAACAACTATTTTCATTGGTTTCATTTGATATGTCTTCGTAGTATATTATAATTCTATAAAAAGTATTGCAAAAAAATTATCTGTATTTAAGAAAAATTTAAAAATGGTTTTACATTTTTATTTATTTTGTTTGTATATTGTAATACTTATTTATGATTCATAAAATAACTGATACAGATTACAAAAATGTATTGCGTTTTTATAATAAAAACGTCCCAGTTAGTAAGAGACAATTAAAAAATGCTGCAGAAGATATTTTGGCTTTGAAATTATGTAGTTGTATTAAAAAAGTGAATCCATCATTAACTAAAAAGAATGAATCAAGGGCAATTGGCATATGTACTCGAAGTATTTTCAACAATAAAGGACTAACTCGCGGTAAATTTAAATGTTTGAAAAAACGTTCTGTGACTTTTAAAAAAACAAAAAAAAATCTTACTTTTGGTAAAAGTAAGACAATAAGGCGCAAATAAGAGGGAAACCTAAATAAGAGTGAAACCTAAATAAACAATGCAAATCTAAAGAACAATAAAAGGTAAAAATATATTTTGTATAATTATTATATAGTATAATTATTATAATGCCAACTTATCCATATTACGATATAATTATAATTGGTGCAGGGATTTCTGGTTTGTATAGCGCATACAAAATAAAGCAAATGTCGCCAAAAACATCTATTTTAATTTTAGAGAGAGATAAAAGATCTTGGTTGGGTGGACGAGCAAATAATTATAATTTTCAGGGTGTTTCTGTAGTTACTGGCGCAGGAGTTGGCAGAAAAGAAAAGGACCATCTTTTGACACAACTTTGCGATAAATTGAAAATTAAATATGGTGAATTTCCTGTTAAAAAACAATACGCAAAAACACTACAACCTATTGATGTTGGTAAAACGTTCGCACAACTGAAAAAATCATTCAACAAATCGAAGGATATGCACAAAACCTTTAAAGAATTTGCTCTACCCATTTTGGGTTCGGATGTTTATAATAATTTTGTTATGCATTCAGCTTATACTGATTATGAAAATGCTGATGTGTATGATACGCTTTACTATTATGGATTTGACGATAATTATAAATCATGGACTGCTTTAAATATTTCGTGGCATAATTTGATTCGGCGTGTTGCGGAAAAAGTTGGAATGGAGAATATTAAAACGAGTGCCAACGTTGTTTCAATTCATAAAATGGATGAATGCAAATGCGGTTTTTTGGTTGAACTTGAAAATGGGAAAAAATTTACTTGTTTGAAAACAATAATTGCAACTACAATAAGCAGCGTAAAAAAATTAGTGCCAGATGCAGATAAACCAAACAGCATTTATCAACAAATTCATGGTCAAGTTTTTTTACGTGTTTATGGAAAATTCGCAAAATCAAGCATTGCTTCTATGAAAGAAGCAGTACCATGCCAAACTATTGTGCCGGGAGTTTTACACCGGATAATACCTATGGACGCAGATAAAGGTGTTTATATGATTGCTTATACTGATAATGATGGAGCGAAAAAATTGAGAGACAGGGTTCAGGATAATGAAAAAAATCGCACATTTTTTTGTCATTTACTGGAAATGGCGTTGGGATTTCAAAACAATACTTTGGTCCTAACTAGTATAAAAGATTTTTATTGGCCTATAGGAACACATTATTATGAACCATTGCATGGCCCCTTCAAGGATAGAAAAGAATTTATCAAAACGGCGCAATATCCTTTGCCTGGAATGCTTGTTGTTGGTGAAATGATTAGTATGAATCAAGGTTGGGTTGAGGGTGCTTTAGAAAGTGTTGAAGCCGTAGTAACAAAACAATGGGTAGATTGGAAATGTTAGGGTGGAGGGAGCGGGGGAGCGGGGGAGTGGGGAGGCGTTTGTGGGTGAGTGGGGAGGCGTGCGGAATTGGTAACGGATTAGGGTACTATTTAAAATGAATCTTCTGCCAAGCGCGCATAATGCGATAATTGGCCCATGCTGTATGTAACAAAATATTTGTCTCCGCGTTTACACTTATAAAGAGCATAACACGTATAACTAGACATTCCAACCGGAATGAATGTTTGTGGTACGCTTTCATTTAGCTCTTCTATTTTTCTACGCGCATAGGATTGGTTTGGAGGCGACATCGGTTCAAGCTGATCAACTGGGGAATTTTCTTTTATGAATTTTTCAATTGCGTCAACTTTTCCATAGGTAACGTCCAAGTACTTTTCTAGCATAGGAGAAAACTTTGGTTTTGTAAGTGGGGTCGTCATTTTCAATTTGGTGAGGTTGTTGGTTGTGTATGTTTTGTTAGTTCTCTATTAACCATTTCAATTTTAATTTAAAATATAATATCTGTATAATATACAGAGAACATATTATGCACCACTATCAAAATCACGAAACGAAGACATTTAAAAACGGCGTTCGTCAAGTAAGGAAAGTTCATTTCAAAGGAGGACGCGGCTACAAAAGTGTTTCCCATTACAGAAGAGGGAAACACGTATTCACATCAAAAAAACCACTTAAAATGAGTGAAATTTCTTTGATTAAAATCGGTAAATTCATTCCTGGGTTATTTAAGGATTGCGGATGCAATAAGAAAAAAACGCGAAAACATAGGGTTATTTAGATAAATGATCTAGTGCACTCAATAAAACCAATTCTTGATCGCTTAATTTTTGAAAGATTAAACATTCGTCCATTTTAAATTGAAAATGGTTATTCATGAACCCTTTGCACACTATATAAACACCATTGTCCGTTACTTTTATATCACATAGCACCCCACCCTTTTTCAATGGCAGATCTTTTGGGTTTGTAATTGGTATCCATCTCAAAAATCTCCCATATTTCAATTCATTCATTTCATCAATATACTTGTATGTTTTGAGTTTATCCATGTAATCTAAGAAAATCGTTTTCGGCAAATGTAACTCTTGGAGAACATTGAAATTCATTTCTCTCAATTTCTCTGTAGTAAAATTGAACAATTCTTCATTATCTTCATTATCTAGTGCTTTTAATAATTTGTCTACGTCCATAAATAATATGTATACATATTTGTGTATATATTATTTTTGTATATATTTTATGATTTCATCATTTATGTATGTTGATTATTTATATATCTTCATAAGATTGCGGATCACCTCCTCTTTGGGTTTACTAATTTTAAAAGTTTTACAAACTAACACGTTTTGATATTTTGAAGTTCTGTATTTCCAAATATCTTCCACATGCCCAATAAAATTTATGTTATCGTCATAAATACTCTTATGAAATATGTGATGGAAGTTTTTTCGGTGGCTTCCTACCATTTCACATCTATTTCTATTTTCCTGCGTTAAACAATCAAATTCATTTAAATCAAACTGCGATAAATATGTTTCCAATTCCTGTATAAAATAACGCGCGGTTACTTTGATTATAAAATTTGAATCCTGGATTAATTTTGAATGTTTGAAAACGTAATTTATAGCAAAAAGCTCGCATTCGCCTTTAGAACTAGTATTTTCTAAATATTTCGCTTCTGCTATTTCTTTGTAATTAAATGTGATTACTTCAAATCGGTCCTTGTACGTTTCTTTTGCATCGTTTAATTCATCAAAGTTGTAACCACTATTTTCAACCAAAACAATGTTTAAATTTGTTTTAGCCAACCATTGTAAAATACTTAACAAATATATTTGCAATCTCTCATTTGGATCGGTTTGACACATACAACAAACAGAATCTTTTACATAAATAGTAGAAGTCAAAATTATCGTTGTCATTTTATAATAAATATAAATTTGGTTTTATATTTATTACAACACGTAATATTTCCATTTATAATAAAATTTATTTGTAAAAAAATTTATTTATAAAAAAATAATTTTACCTTACCAAGATGACCCTCCAAATGATCCTCCAAGCGCTTCATTTGCTGCCATAGGTCCAGACATTAAAGCATGTTGGTCTCCAGTAGGGCTAGCTGCATTTACTAAAGGCACTTGAGGGCCTTTGTACATATTATTGTAATCAGGTGATTGTTGCTCTTGATTTGCCTGTGGCAAACTGCTTATTGCGGTTCCATCTGTGTATGCGTCTCTCATTATCATTTGACCTGCCATTTGGACCTGATTTTGTGAAATTGGTTGCGAAACTTTAATGTTTCCATTTCCGTTCCCATTTCCACTTCCAGCTTTACCTTTTTTCTTATTTTTATCGGCTCCACTTTTACCTTCCCACAAATCTGTGATACGCTCAACTAGGATTGTTACCTTGTCTCCTAGTTTTGTTTGCAAACTTAAAATAATCATTAGTGTTGCACTAATAATAAAAATTATGCTATTTTCTGGATATTTTATTCCACTATATGTAGGCACGTATGTTATAATTCTATTGATAAAAACTAATCCGATAAATAAAACTATGATTTGAATTAAAACTTCTGCTAAAATCTCCAAACTTCCCTTTTGATCATCTGCTTCTGGAACAAACTTTTGCATTGTTTTATTCAAAATAACAATTGGAATAATTGCCAATAGTGAATATTGTATCACATTTAAAAATTCAGCTTTTCCATCATCTTCAAAATTGAAAACATGTTTTATAAATGTTTTATTTGTTTTTGAATCTCCGCCTTCAATGTCCATATGTTTTATAAAAAGAAATTAATATTCTTAAAAAGAGAGATAAAGCTAAACTAGAATATTCTTGTACAAAACAAAATTATAATGGAAGAGAATAAAGAGGAACAACAATACTTAGATTTAATCAAAGAAATTATTGATAATGGATTTAAAGAAGAAGGACGCAATGGGAATACGTTGAGTGTTTTTGGAAGATCTATGCGCTTCTCTCTAAAGGATGGGAAGATACCCATTTTAACAAGTAAAAAAGTAGCATGGAAAACTTGTCTAAAAGAACTATTATGGTTTATTCGAGGTGAAACTGATAACAAGATATTGCAGAATCAAGGTGTTCATATATGGGATGGTAATACATCTCGCGAATTTTTGGATTCTAGAGGATTGAAACTTTATCCTGAAGGAATGGCCGGACCAATTTATGGTTATCAATGGAGGAATTATGGGGCTAGTTACAATTGTTTTAGCGGGAAACATTTGACTGATGATTATCCATTTAATGGTCTTGACCAATTGCAAGGAATTATTGATCAATTAAAAAATCCTGAAACTAGAAATAGCAGGCGACTTGTTATGACTGCATGGAATCCTAAACAACTTGACCAAATGGCGCTACCACCTTGTCATGTTATGTGTCAGTTTAATGTTCATGGTGGGAATAAATTATCATGCGCTCTTTACCAAAGATCATGTGATTGTGTTTTAGGAATTCCATTCAATATCGCTTCGTATTCGTTGTTAACACATCTAATAGCTAAGCATTGTGGATTAGAAGCATATGAATTTATACATTTTATGGGAAATTGTCATATTTATGAAGAACATATAAATGATGTAAAAATTCAAATTGACAGAAAGCCAATGCAATTTCCAACTCTTTCAATTCATCAGTCTAGAGAGAACATCAATGACTATCAAGTAGAAGATTTTGAACTACATGATTATCAACATCATCCTCAGATAAAATTTCGGATGGTTGTCTAAAAACATGTTTTTATTTTTATTTCACTATTTAGTAAAACAATTGTGCGTCAATAACTTAAAAACAATATGTATATAAATTGTATTATGAGTAGTTCTAGATCTATTGCTGCGGCTAGACAAAGGCGCGCCGGAGAAGCGCCGCCCGTTGGTCAACAAAGAGTACCAGGAACATCGATTAATTCTCAACAGGCTTTTGCGCATCATCAACAACAAACAAATTCAAATCAGTTGCCTCCTAAAGCCCCAGTAGTTCCTGTTGGTAAATTGGCAATTGGGGATGCTTTCGCATTGGTAACAATTCGTCTAGGACGTATTGAAACCATTATTCAAAAATTGGAGGCAGAAGGTGTTATTGGACCCAATGCCCCGCATCTTTCAAATACAATGGAACACGACGAAAATATGCGTTTAGTGGATGATACTGTTATCAGAAATATTATCGCGCGTTTAGGAGATTTGGAAAAGGGACAATCCAAACTTGGCAAAGTCGATTCATCAAACAACATCAACGTGAATGAAGTTAATGGGATTGTTGAACAAAAAACTGCAAATTTGCAAGAGCAAATCGTGAAATTGAAGGATGAATTGAGAGAAACTAAGGAATTGTTGATGAAATTGCAATCATTTTCCATGGAAACAAATCAAAAAATTATTTCTCTCGTTTTGACTCAAGAGAAGCAGGAAAACATGCTGAAGAATGTTAATGTTGTACCTGAGAATAAAAGTGAGAGTGAGAACAAGGACGAAACCGAAAATGATATTCATCAACATGATGATAATAATCATGATGAGAATGGTGATGAGAATAGTGATGAGAATGGTGATGTGAATGGAGATGAGAATGGGGATGAGAATGGCGATGTGAATGGAGATGATGACATGAATGATAATGATACGGGAGTTGAAAAAGAGAACGATTCAACTACGAAAAAATAAATGGAAAAGTAAGACAATCACTTGATTTTACGGAAGATAATGCTTCCATTTGCCAAAATTTATAATTATTTTGTCTCATTTTCTTTTTGGCCGATCTAATTATGTCTGTATAATTTATATATTATATAATATATAATAATGTCTTCTGAAACATCATTATTGCCAATTGAAATTCCGCGAGAGCGCCCACCCCCATTCCCGCAAATGGAAGCGCTACCCTCTGCAGCAGCCGTATCTCACGATGAAGAATCTGATGAGACACATCTAGAAGGGGAAGTTATTAAAGGCGAATCTTTATTTCATGATAGAACTTCATCATATACAGAAAAAGATAAAAGTAGAAGGGAAAAAAATAGCTATACTCTGCGTAATGTTTCGCAAGAGAATTTTGAAAGCATAGGAAAGTATCTACTTAATATAATTATACTTTGGGCATTTAGATCTAGTGTTGAATCTCAAAAAAAATCAAATAATTTAACGCTTGAAGAGTCAAGAGAACTCTTCGATAAAATTTATGCTAAAAATAAGAGTAGAAGGATTGAAAGATTATTAAAAATAGCTTCAGATTTAAAAAAGAAATATAATGAAGAATATCCAGAAAATTTAGAAACAACATATGAATTTTTTGTAGCACTTGGGTTTACATACATAACATTATCTCATGTTTATGATTCGAATCTTAAAGAAGTGATCGTTTATTTAAATAAGTATGATATAATACCATTTGATGAAAGTTTTATGACAGCTGCTAAGAAAATATCTATTTTTTTAACACAATATGCTACTGCTCATCCGGATGATCCAGATTATCCAGATTTTCTTGCAGCAGTTGCGCAAACTCATGCCGCTGGTGTTGGCGATTCAAGGGAATCGGAATTCGAACGTCTCTTTGGTGATTCTGACAAACTAACAACAATATCGGGTGGCACAAAAAAATCTAGAAAAAAACTAAGAAAAAAGATGAAAACATCTAAAAATAAAAGAAAAAGTCGTAATAAAAGAAAAAGACACGTCAGGAGAAAGTGACTTTACACTGAGCAAAATCTACAACGTATATTTTATGAAACTATTATTTTTGTAAAAATTATTTATACCATTTGATAAATAAAAATAAAAATAAAAATAAACATTGTATTATTATACAATGTATATTATCTCAGGCGCAAGCTTCCATATCATTGTCATCTCTTTTTTCGTGTATATATTCGTGAACCTCTTTGAGAATATGATTCATTATAACATTGGTAGATTTAGTAATAAAGAAACAAAACTCGAACTACCAAGTAAAAAAGATTTTATAAAAATAGTGATAGTAATGTGCGTATTCGCTTTGCTACAAGGATTATTGACAAGTTATTTTAACAGATATGTTAAAACATAAAAATTCTAAATGGCTTAGGAAAAAATATTTTTTTGGTTTATATCGATTTTCATTAATTTTCATTGATTTTTATTTATTTTTTATAGAGTTTTTATTAGTTTTATCAGTTTTACCTACTTAGTTATATAATAATATAAATTGTCTATAATTATATTATTATAATGACATCATTTTTGGAAAATTTTTGTACTATTAAAGAAAATTGTGTTTATATTAATTATACATTTTTCAAATATTTTGCGAATGATACGAATTATGGATTGATTACCAACCATGTTTTAACTTCTTTGACGGATATATTGAAAACGTATAACAAATTTATTATCCATCTTTCGCTGAAACAATTAACACTTAAGGAACTAGATATACACTATAATTATATAGCCCAAGTTTGTACTATTTTTAAGATGTCCTTTCCCGATAAATTGGATGTTTGTTTCATTTATGATACTCCTTTTCTTTTTACTCAAATTTTTTCTATTATTTCTGTTTTCTTAGATAAAATAACTCTTAAAAAGATTCAATTAGTTAAGCAAGAAAAGCCTGTTTCCGATTCTAAATCTTTTGAAACTTTGTAATAGTAAACTCTGGATGTGTCATGACAACTTCTGAACTATATTCATTTTCTCTCAAATTCAACTTCATTGTAAAAAATAAATCACAATTGTAATTTTTATTTATTTTTGTTATCCAAAGCACATCGCAAAGCGGTAAATATTTTTGATACACCATGCTCCCGCCAATTAAAAAAACAGAAAAATCTGGGGTTATTTTGTATTTTTGTGAAAAATATGCTTTCTCTCTTTGCAATTTTGTGGGAATATCTTCATCTGACGTAAAAATTATATTTGGGTATAAATTCATGATGTGTTTGTATTTTTCAGGTGTGCTTGTTATTACAATGTTCAATCTTTTGCTTAAGGGACGCGCATTAGGTAGAGAGAAAAAAGTATTTTTTCCCATGATAACAACGTTGTTGATTGTTTTTTCTTTGAAAAAAAGCATATCTTCCCTGATATTCCATGGAAGTTTGTTGTTTCTTGCTATACCATATTCGCTATCGTGCGCAACTATTAATTCCAGCATTTCGGATTGTGTGTTATTTATATGTTGTAACATGTAAATAACTATTTATATATATTTTTTGAATTGTTATTTTGTTAGTTTTGTTAGTTTTGTTAGTTTTGTTTTATTCAATCAAAGTCATGTTGGCTATTTCTTTCAAATAGCGTTTACTACATGTTTCCACTAAAAGACCATTTGCATAAACACCATAATTCATATAGTAATCATCATTTTCTAATGCAAAGTGATAAATTGTATAATCTCCAGCAGGTTTATAAACCGACGCTCTTTCATCCACACAAGCAGGGAGACGATACTTTTTATCTGTTACATAAATATCGTTGCTAACATTAAAAGTTTTTGTTTTTTCTTTTTCAGAAGAAAACTCGTCAACTAGGATACAATGGCAACCTGTAATCACTAAATCTTCAAAAACTTCTGGGTATTTACTTGTGGAGCATTTATAGAGCTGGTGTTTTACACGTTCTTCAGAAGCAGGGTGATAGATTTCTTGTTTACCAATCATATCAATTTTTTTATAACCATCTCTGGAAGTTTTCACTAAATCACCTTTTCGTAGATTTTGCACATATTTGTATCCGATATTTGTAAGAATTTTGGTATCTTTTTTGAAACAAGTTGGTGGTGGTGGTGGCGATGATGAAGTAGAATAATAACTAGCACCAGCAGTGCCAGCTGCACTTTGACCGGTCGCAATTGCATTTGAACCAACCATTGTACAAGAACTGAGATTATATGAAGTAGTCAATTGCGATGATGAAACTTCAGACCATGATGACCCTGCATTTGTAGAATAATAAATAATACCAGCAGTGCCAGCTGCACTTTGACCTGTCGCAATTGCATTTGAACCAACCATTGTACAAGAATTGAGAGCAGCTGAATTAGTCAATGATGACGATGAAACTTCAGTCCATGATGACCCTGCATTTGTAGAATAATAAATAATACCTTGGCCAGTTGCACTTTGACCTGTCGCAATTGCATTTGAACCAACCATTATACAAGAACTGAGATTATATGAAGTAGTCAATTGCGATGATGAAACTTCAGACCATGATGACCCTGCATTTGTAGAATAATAAATAATACCAGCAGTGCCAGCTGCATTTTGACCGGTCGCAATTGCATTTGAACCAACCATTGTACAAGAACTGAGACTATTTGAAGTAGTCAATTGCGATGATGAAACTTCAGTCCATGATGCCCCTGAATTTGTAGAATAATAAATAATACCAGCAGTGCCAGCTATATCGTAACCAACAGCAATTGCATTTGAACCAACCATTGTACAAGAATTGAGAGCACCTGAATTAGTCAATGATGACGATGAAACTTCAGTCCATGATGACCCTGCATTTGTAGAATAATAAATAATACCTTGGCCAGTTGCACTTTGACCTGTCGCAATTGCATTTGAACCAACCATTGTACAAGAATTGAGAATACCTGAATTAGTCAATGATGACGATGAAACTTCAGACCATGATGCCCCTGAATTTGTAGAATAATAAATAATACCAGCAGTGCCAGCTATATAGTAACCAACAGCAATTGCATTTGAACCAACCATTGTACAAGAATTGAGAGCACCTGAATTAGTCAATGATGACGATGAAACTTCAGACCATGATGACCCTGCATTTGTAGAATAATAAATAATACCTTGGCCAGTTGCACTTTGACCTGTCGCAATTGCATTTGAACTAACCATTATACAAGAATTGAGAGCACCTGAATTAGTCACTTGTGATGTAGTATCTGTCCAACTGGATAAAGAAGACATATTATATATAAATATTATATTTTTATATTTTGTCTAAATTATTTTAGAGTATTCTAAAAGAAAACAATATTAAATCAAGCCTACAAGTATATACAAAATACGTTCATGAAAATCGTAATTTCAGAAAAATCAAGAAAAGAAACATTCCATGCATTGTTTCAAACCTTGAAAGCTTGTACCAGTATTATTTCTATCATTTTCAATTCTGATCATATTTACATGCAAGGA